CCGATGTACATGTCGGAGTATGTGCCCAACACGTTCACCAGCGGGCTCTATGTCGGTCTGTTCGGCGACCTCCGCTACTACTGGATCGCGGACAGCCTGATGTTTGAGCTGCAGCGGCTGGACGAGCTGTATGCCGAAACCAACCAGGTGGGGATGATCGGGCGCTGGGAATCGGACGGCATGCCGATCCTGGAGGAGGCATTTGCCCGCGTGAAGCTGGGCTAAGGCCCACGGTTGTGAGTTGAAGGAGATTGGTGGGGCGGGACACCGCCCCATCTACTGATAGGGGGAGCGATGAATCTCAGCAAGCAGGTGAAGATCAGCCGGCATGCCAACGCGGCGGCGGCGGCGACGACCGACGTCGAGCCGAGCTCGGGCGTGGACATGCAGGGGTTTGAGGGGGTGCTGTTTCTGGTGCCGTTTGGGGCGATCACCGGGAGTGCGGTGACGTCGATCAAGGCGCAGCAGAGCGACGACAACGGGGTGGCGGACGGCTGGAGCGATATCGCCGATTCCGGCGTGGATGTGGCCGACGACGACGACAACCAGATCGCCTATGTGGACGTGTACAAGCCGCTCAAGCGGTATGTGCGCTGCGTGGTCGACCGGGGGACCCAGAACGCCGTCGTCGACGGGATCGTGGCGCTGCAGTATGAGCCGCGGGCGAAGCCGGTGACGCACGATGCGACCACGGTGGTCGGTGGGGCGCTGGTGGTGTCGCCGGACGAGGGCACGGCCTAAGCACTCTGACGCACTCTGGAATTTCCATAGTGAAGAACCCTCCCCCGCGGTCGATGAGACAATGGGGGAGGGTAAAACCAGGAAAGGGGAGCGAGATGGGACAACGAATCATGCGCGCCGTACCGGGGCTGCTGCTGCTGGTGCTGGCGTATGTGGTGCTGCTGCTGGCGCTGACGTGGATTCCAGGGCCGCTGGCGCTGGGGCCGGGTGCGGTGTCGGCGCAGAGCACGGCGTGTTACCGTGAGCAGGGGGGCGCCAAGTGGGTGTGCGCCAGCGGCGGCGAGATGGAATTCCGCAGCGGGGCGACACTGGACATACAGACCGGGGCGACGCTGACGGTCGACGATGTGTCAACGACGGACGATTTGGTGGCCGGCGACGACGTGACGGCGACGGATGATGTGATCGCCAACGGCGACAGCGTGACCGGTGCGTACGTGGTGCTGCCGCGGCAGTCGCAGATTACGGTGACGGCGGGCGGGATCATTACGCCGACCGGAACCTTTGTGCAGCTGACGGCCGCCGGCGCGGTGACGGCTGGCGTGTTTGCACCCGGCGCGGAGGGACGTGTCTTGATCGTCGAGAATGCGACGACCAACGCCATCACGATTCCGGACAGCACGACCAACATGCTGTCGGGGGCGATTGTGCTGGGCCAGTACGACACGTTGACGCTGATCAGCGACGGCACGAACTGGATTCAGGTTGCCACGAGTAACAACTAATGAAGATCAAGATGATGACGACGGCCGCGTCGCCGAACGGGATCTACCCGGCGGGGGCGGTGGTGGCAGTGGCGGACGAGCTGGGCCAGCAGCTGATCGCAGGGCGGTTTGCGGTGGCGGTGGAGGAGCCCAAGCCCAAGGCGCTGCCCGCACCGGGGAAGCCGGCGGCGCGGCCCAAGAGCAAGCCCCAGCCGCAGCCCGACGAGGACGCCGACGGCAACGCCGGCGAGGATGAGGACGGCGACGAAGACCAGGAGGTCTGATGGACGCACTGCTGGCGGGCGCAACCAAGCTGATTACCGCGCCGGCGGCGGAGCCGGTGACGCTGGCGGAGGCGAAAACGCACCTGCGGGTGGATCACGATGCAGAGGACGAGGAAATCGAGAGCCTGATCACCGATGCGCGCCAGGACCTCGAACAGGGCACCTGGCGGGCGTTGATGACGCAGACGTGGGAGCTGAGCCTGCCGGGGTGGCCGGAGGATGGGCGGATCGAGCTGCCCTATCCTCCGCTGCAGAGCGTGACCTGGGTCAAGTATACCGACGATGAGGGTGTGACCACGACGGTGGACAGCAGCCTGTATGTCGTCGATACGTATGCGGAGCCGGGCGTGGTGATGCCCAAAGCCGGCGAGAGCTGGCCCAGCTTCAGCCCGGCAGCGGCGAACCCGATTGTGGTGCGGTATGTGGCCGGATATGGGGATGCCGAGGACGTGCCGTCGCTGCTGAAGCGGGCCATGAAGCTGCTGATCGGGCACTGGTATGAGAACCGTGAGGCGACGGTGGTGGCCGCAGGGACGGTGGCGACGGAGCTGCCGCTGGCGGTGGACAGCATTGTATTCAAATATCAGGTGCGCTGATGCGGGCGGGACGATTGCGGCACAGGGTGACGATCCAGCAGGTGACTGAGGCCCAGAACTCCTATGGGGAACCGGCGAAGGACTGGAGTGCGGCCACGGAGGAGACGGTGTGGGGCGACATGGCGCCGCTGATGAGCCGGGCGCGGGAGCTGTTTGCGGAACGCGTCGGGCAGATCCAGGCGGTGGCGCCGTACCAATGCCGGCTGCGCTATCGGGAGAATATCTCGACGGTGACGACCCGGCTGAAGTGGGAAGGGCGTGCGTTCCATGTGGAGGCAGCGCTCGACCCAGACGGGCGGCAGCGGGAGACAATCGTGCTGTGCTATGAGGTGCAGGCATGAGAGCGACGGTCGAACTGCAGGGCTTAGAGACGGTGGTGCGGGAGCTGGAGCGGCGGAAGCTGGACGTGATGGCCGGGCTGGAGGGGATCTGCCATGCCGGGGCCATGATCGTCGAGGCTGCCATCGAAGCGAAGGCGCCGGCGAGCGTGGCGGAGGACATTGTCCGCGAGACCACGGCCCGGCGGCCGACTGCGGTCGAGGTGAGCGTGGGACCGGTGAAGGGCAACCGAGTCGCCAAGTGGCTGGAGTATGGGACGAAGCCGCACCGGATTCCCCGGCAGCGGGGCAGGAAGCTGCGCTTCAAGCGGCTGTTGATCAACGGACGGTTTGCCATGTATGCCAACCATCCGGGGGCGCGGCCGCGGCCCTTTGTGCGGCCCGGCTTTGAAGAGAGCCGGCCGGCGGCCCAGGCGGCCATGGGCACCGCGACGAAACGGGCCGTGGGAGCATAGATGGCGACGATCGAGGAAGCGCTGCGGGCTAAACTGGCGGCGACTGCCGGCGTGACGGCGCTGGTCTCCACCCGGATCTATCCAATGGGGACGAAGCAGCTGACCAACATCGATCAGGAGATGATCGGGTTTGAGACGGTGGCGGGGCGGCCGGAGTACGACCACGACGGGGAGGCGGGAATCGCCACGGTGCGGTGGTCGGTGCAGGCGCACTCCCCCACGTATGCCGGGGCGAAGGCGATTGCCTCTGCCGTGAAGGCGGCGCTGAGCGGGTTTCAGGGGACGGTCAGCGGGGTACGGATCGGCATGTGCCACTGTGTGGCGACGGAGGATGTGACGGACCCGGAGGCGCGGCAGCAGGTTGTGGCGGTGGATTTTCGGGTGATGTACTACGGGTAACGGACCGTGGCACGCGCCACGGGCAGAGATGAGGGAGGTAGAAAATGGCGGGGATTCCGGCAACCGGGACCAGTCTGAAGCGAGGCGGGACGGCCGGGACGGCGGTGGCGAATGTGACGTCGATTGAGGGGCCGGGGCTGGACTCGGATGTGATCGACGTGTCGGCGCACGACAGTGCGAGTGCGTTCCGCGACAAGGTGATCGGGCTGCTGGACGCCGGGGAGATCACGCTCCGGCTGAACTTCGACCCGGCGAATGCGACGCACAAGGATGCGGCAGGCGGGCTGTTGAACGACTACCGCACGCGGACCAGCCAGACGTGGGCGTTGGTGTTCCCGACCACGCCGGCGGTGAACTGGACGTTCACAGCGTATGTGAAGGCGTTCAATCCGAGCTTGCCGCACGACGACAAGGCGGAGGCCTCGGCAACGCTGGTGATCACGGGCGCGCCGACGTTGGCGTAAGGGAGCTAGTTCCAATGGGGGAGGGTAGGGTGCGACCCTGGCCCTCCCCGATGGAGTGACGATGGCAAGGCAGAAAACCAAGGCAATGGTGGCGGCGGAGATTGTGACGAATCTCCGGCAAGCCACGGCCGATCTAGACCCGACTGACGAAGGAGCACGGAAAGTCATGTTGTTGACGAAGGAAGCGATTCTGGCGGCGAAGGACATCGAGACGCGCGACGTCGAAATCCCAGAGTGGGGTGGAAAAGTGCGCGTGCGGGCGCTGACCGGGACGGAGCGGGACAAGTTCGAGCAGGATACGGTGAAGCGCAAGGGCAAGGATGTGGAGACGAATCTCCAGAACATCCGCGCCCGGCTGGTGGTGCTGGCCACGGTCGACGAGCAGGGCAACCGGCTCTTTGGCTATCACGACATCGAGGCCTTGGGCAAGAAGAGCGCCAAGCCGCTGGACCGGCTGTTTACAGTGGCCATGGAGCTGTCGGGGATCCGGGATGAAGATGTGGAGGAGCTGGCAAAAAACTCCGAGAGCGACCAGAGCGACGATTCTACTTCCGCCTAGCTTTGGCGCTGGGGTGTACGGTCGACGAGCTGCTCGGGCGGGTGACGAGCCGGGAGTTGACCGAGTGGATGGCGTATGAACGGCTGGAGCCGTTTGGCGAGTGGCGGGCGGACCTGCGGGCGGCGCTGGTGGCGATGGTGATGGCGAATGCCTGGCGGGGCAAGGACCAGAAGGCGTTTACGATCGAGGACTTCATGCTCAAGTTTGACGGGGAGCCGAAGCGGGACCAGACGGTGGAGGATCAGCTGCGCATGTTTGAACTGTTGACGGGGGCGCTCAGTGGCTGAAGCAGGGAATGTGCAGGTGGTGGTTGCCAATCACTGGCTGAAGCTGCTGCGCCGGCTGTTGGGGCTGCCGCCGGGTCGATATGTGTTGGTCATTAGTGTGCGCCCAGACGACTGTGACTGGAGCGTGCTCGACGTGGGGAAGATTGAAGCATGATGACACTGCCGCAGTTGCTGTTGGCCGGCCTCGCCTGGGCGAATGTGTCCCTGCTGCTGTGGTTTGTCCTGTTCGGACAGATCGAGCCAGGTTGGCGGGCGATGGGGGTGTGGCTGTTTTGGTTTGTGGTGGCGCTGTTGGCGTCGTTCTCCAGGGAGCGACCGGCACGTAGGTAGAGGGAAGAGGGTGGGCACACCATAGCCCACTGACGCACCAGGACCCTGGCGCAGGCCAGGCACCACGGCGCAACGGAGCGATAGCTCTGGTTGCGCCTTTTTTATTGGCGCAGCCGGCGGTGCGATAGGGGTGGCGCATGGCGACGGTTGGCTCGTTGGTAGTCAAAATCGGGGCGGATATTTCCGGGCTGGAGCGGGGGCTGAGCTCGGCCCAGGACCGGCTGCGCGCGGCGGGGAGCCAGATGCGCAACATCGGGACGGGGCTGACGCTGGGTGTGAGCGCGCCGATCGCCGGGATTGCCGGCGGGGCGCTGAAGATGGCGGCGAGCTTCGAGCGAAGCGCAGCGCAGACGCAGGCGGCGCTGGGGGCAACCGAG